ATTTAATTAAATTAATATTAATAACTAGTACTAGTATACTACTAATATTGATTATTATTTTAATTTATAATATTTATTATAAAATATTAATATATAATTTAAATCTAATGTATACTGGAGAGGGAGAACGTTCTATTTTAACAAGTCTATATAATTCTGCACAAATAGGAATAGAAAATCTATCGAATACATTGAGGACAAATAGTGATACTATTATCGAAACAGTTCTTAATGTATCAATAGAAGGAATATGCAACAACAATTTAAAGAATAGGGTCTTTATGGAAAGACTCATGAGGATAAATTATTTTGAAAAAGAAACTACATTATCTCAAATTGGAAATAATGCTCTAAGTAATGGTGATTCTTCTTCTATAACTAGGTTTGGAAACATCAGCCCATCATACACGAAAGATTATAATTATATTGATAATTTTGTAAAGTATAAAAATGAATATAAAACTTCTGAGCAACAAACAAGTTCTCAATATACGAGTTACCAAAAAATAGGAGAACTTTATTCTGTAAGAACAAATCTTGTTCCTGACGAATTAAACAAATTAAGCGGAACATATAGCAGTCATAGATGGCAATGTAAAAACAAAGAAAGTCTATTATGGAAAACAAAAAAATTATTCAATGATGGAAAAATAAATACCATCATATCGAAGTTTGGTACAGGATGTGACGGAACCAATAACGGGGTAACAGACAGTAGTGATGTACAAACGCAGTATGGAATGTCTCATGGAAAAAATCTATTGATAAAAGATGCAGAAAACGGAAAGAATATAGGAAAATACGAGATAAACGGATATAACAATCCTTATTGTAGAGTATGGACGCACCATTATCAATATGATAAACTTTCTAAATTAATCAGACCTTTCGTAATAGACTCTAAAAATAACCGAGAATACGGAGAATTGATAGGTAAAAGTATCTTTCATAAATGGAAGCAATTTACAGAAACTAATTCTAACAATTCAAAGAGTACATGGAAAAACGGAGACGGATGGAAATACTCTGTACTTAACGATAACGGATTTTTAAATATAACCCCAAAATATAATAGTGAAAAAGAAAACATACATACCAAGCAATGCATGTTTTCAATAGAAAACTTGGCATGGAAAGGTTATGACCCTTATAGTTTTGAAAAAGCTCTTTCATGGGAGCAAAGAGGACCAATGGGTGGAAGAATTATGTGGTTTCCGCCATATGGAATAACGTATAACGAAACAACGCAGGCTAATTGGAGTAATAATACATTTATAGGAAGAGGTGAGGATGTGTATACTTATACCAATACCGTAAGAACAGGCAATCTTAATTTTATGATGGTTGTAGACCACCCTTCAATAATTGACTATGTAAGTTGGCAGGAAGGAATAGAGGATAATGTATCAGACACTGACCTATTAAGATTCTTTTCAGGATGCGATTATCAGACAATAACTGACGCAGCAAAACCTACACCTTTTACAGATGAATATACCGAACCAAAATATTCAAGTTTGTATACAAAGCCTCAAATTGTAAGTGAAACAAAAAAATCAGCTGATGAAATATTAAACGAAGTAAGCGAATTGACATTTTATGCATTTTATCCAAATAATTATTCGGGATGCTATGATCATGTTGGAAACGATGTAGAAGCAATAGCGTATTTATTAGACGGTGTAAATGCGCAAAAAAGCAGCTCTGATTATACAAAAGACGTTCCACTTAAATTTGAAAATATTGGAGAAAGTAAAAATGGAATAGGATATGAAATGAGTAGCCTTGGAATATCCTATACAGACGATAATACCACTGGACCAATATATGGAACAACAATGAGTTGGACACAAGCAAAAAAGAAGAAACTTTCCACTTATCCATTGAATAAAAAAAGAAAATGGAATTATCGAATTGACGGAAATTACAACATTCCAAAAAGTGCAACTGATATGTATAAGAATACATATGACCAAGTTCTATTAAAAAGCGAGAATTATTCAGATAAAATAGGGTATAGTTTAAATAGCGATGCTGATGCTGTTAAAGAAAAATTGAATATTAATGATGAAAATCTGTATTCTTTATCAGAGGTTGCTGCAGCCCTTACTACAAGTGATAAAGTTAGAAAATTTTTAGCAGGAACTAACAATAAAAGAGTTGAAAAACTTATCGAAATTTTTAATAATGATGACATTAAAATAAAGAAAATAAAAGGTATAGGGTTTTCAAATTCGCACGGAAATAATAAATATGGCGAAGTAAACAAATACAGAAATGAAACATTGGCCAAAGAAAGAGTATATACCGTTTCAGATTGGATAAAAAATGTAAGAGATGGTAAATATAGCGAACTAGTTATAGAAGCTACGACAAACAATAATCTTACATTTACGTCGTCTGTAAAAGTTAACAATAATGACATTAACAACATAATGTCAAAAATATATCGGTCAGCAAAAATAACACTCGAATTTGAAAAATCACAATACAAAAAAGTGGCTGAAACATCACAGTCAAACGTTAACGAAAATGGAGAAACTGTTCAATATGGGACACAAAGGTATGTAGGATACAATACAAAGTATTTAAACGGTCAAGAATATTATGAATACACAAAAGATGGAACAAAATGGATTGATGCAGGAGACGATGGATTAGTGATGGCCAAAATAAGTGAAGATGGCAGTAAATTAGTGCCAATTGTAACAACAGAGTCAACAGCAAAAGAAAGAGCGAGGGCAATGAGCGACAAGTACGGAAATACAGTATTTGTAGGTGAAAGCAATAGAATAAGATATGATCAAGAATATCATTTCTTTAAAGAACTTAAACAAACTAACCCAATTATATACAGCAAACTAATGGACAAGATTAGATATTTTGATCCTGCATTCCATTCAATGACACCAGAGGGATTTAATGCAAGATTGACATTCTTACAACAATGTACAAGACAAGGAAACACTATAGGCGCATCTGATACGAACTCTGAAACAGGAAAAACAACTGCATCAAATCTTGCATTTGGAAGGCCTCCATTTTGTGTACTTAGATTGGGAGACTTTTATAATCAAATGATAGTGATAGACAATATAAGCATAAACTATGATTCTACATTTGATTTAAATATAGAAGGAATCGGTGTGCAGCCATTGCTTGCAAATGTTAGTATAAGTTTTAAATTCATAGGAGGCGGAGATATGACAGGGCCTATACGAAGGCTTCAGAATGCAATGTCATTTAATTATTACGCTAACACAAGACTATACGATAATAGAGCTGATAAGATAACTTATAAAAATACGACTAGTAAAGAAAGTGCTTTAAGCGGAAATATAGAGTATGGAACAGTAGACAATGCAGAATATTATGTTACAGACATGAATAATAATAAAATAGAAAAAAAGCCCGTTAAATCATGAATTATTACGATAGATATAGTAGTTTTAGAAATGATGGCGAAATAGAAATTGTCCCGTTTATAAAAATAGAAGAGTACAGTACGGACATAAGAATTACTTTTGACCGTTCAAAAATGAGAATGGATACTTTGTCGTATAAATATTACGGCGACCCTAATTTTGGATGGCTTATCATGCAAGCGAATCCCCAATATGGGTCAATGGAATTTTCTATACCTGATGGCGTAACGTTAAGAATACCATATCCGTTAAGCACAGCAAAAGAAAGATATGAAAGTGGCATAGAAAAACATAAAATAGAGTCGTCTAATGAATAATTTGTCTTATTTAACATTAGAAATACTACATATTATAATAATATAAGTTATATTTGCAAATGGAATTAACATTGTCGAATTATAAATTATCAGCATTATGAAAAGGTTATTTTTTACACTGCTTGCATTATTCATCAGTTTTTCACTTTTTTCTCAGAGACTGAATGGAAAATGCCAAAAAATGATACAAAGCATAAAGATAAACGATGGAATAGAATATAGGTTTTCTTATGATGAAAAAAATAATTTAAAGTCAATAGTTCGTATTGATAAAGCCATTGATATCACTGACGGTAAAAGAAAGGTGGATAGAACTCAAAAGTATGTTAAGAGTGGTAATAACATATATTATTTTTCGTTTGGAAGTGATAATAGGCCGGATAGATACGAAAAGGCAAATATAAAATTGAATAGTGATGGTAAGATTTCCCTTTTAGAAAGAGAATCGTTAAGTAAACTTGCTCCAAATGACGGATTGACACAATCCTATGATTTTGAGTACAAAAATGGGGAGATTGTAAAGATAGGAAGAAAAGTAATTCAGCAATCAGGAACCAAAGAAAAATATATAGCGCAAGAATATTATGTATTTGAAATAGAACGAAACGAAGATGACTTATTATTAAGAAGCGAATTATATGCTAATTTACACTCTAAAGATTATATGCTTCCTGCACAAATGTGGGATCAGAATATTGGAAATCTTAAGAAAATGTCAACTATGTATAGTGTTGACTTTAAATATGACGGTGTTGTAAATGATACGAATATTGGCTTGTTTGGTGTTTTTTATAGTGCCATTACAATGGTATCTATGGATGAATTTTTAAGATATACGGAATGGGTTGGCCTACGTGAAAATTTTTGTATAAATAGTTATGATATAAGAGTAGGATATCGTTTTGAATTATCATATAAGTATGATTCAAATGGGAATATCTGTAAAATAGACGTCCTACGTGATGGTGTCAAAATACGCGAAGTAGAAATTAAATATATAATGTAAGTTATAATGCCGACTGTAATTTCAGTTGGCATTTTTATATGTTGATTTTTATGATTATAATATTTATTTTTATATAAAAATAAATACAAATGACCAAAAGTAAAAAAGCAAAACAAATCGCAAATAGAATTGCATACGTAGAACCAAATGACATATACGGAACTTCAAATGGTATACCACTTACGCCAAACTATGAGGATTTTTGTATAGCATTTAATCTTGTAGCTGAAAAAGTAAGTAGGTTTAATTCTAATGAATTTACATCTACAAATGATTCAGCTAAACTGACGATTTCTTTTGGTAAAGATACAAAACGGAATTATTCTTCATTCTTAAAGGGAGACATTTCCGATAATAACAATAGAACATTTTTATCAACTTATTATACAGACATTACATATGAAGATATAAAAGGAAAAAACATTGTGGAAGGAATAGGAGTTGAAAATATTTCTATTTCTTTTGAAAGCTTTTATACACCAACAATTGTAATTAAATTTGTCGATGTTAGAGGTGCATCGCTTTTTGGTAGAGATGCCGCAGTTCATGAAAAGGGTAAAATTACATCCGATACAGTATTCGGATGCTTTTTTACACAACCATATCCTAAATTTAAACTTCAGGTAAAAGGATTTTATGGAAAAGCAGTTACATATCAACTAACATGTTCTAATTTCAGAGGGAATTTTAATTCAAAAACAGGAAATTTTGAATTTACAGCAACGTTTATAGGATATAACTATGCACTTTTAACTGATATACCAATTTCTTATTTAATGGCAGCTCCGTTTTGCAATTATGAGGGCCGCAAATATTGGGATGAACATGTGAATACGAAAGAATGGCAAATAGACGGAAAACCTATGGTAAGTATTCACACATATATGAATTATATAGAAAGCCACAAGCTGATTAATGATAATGCTACGGAATTTAGTGAAGACGAAAACAATCAGTTAAGGGACATTGAAAATGAAAAGAAAAGTATTGATGAAATAACAAGATCATATACGAATTTTTTAAATTCTTTAAAAGAATTAGCGTCAAATAGTTTTATTCAATCAAAAAATGTAGGAAATGACAAAAGTGAAACTCAATTAATGCTATTTTTTGACAAAACAAGTGGAAAAAATTATATTGAGATTAGTGAAGACGTATATAGAAACCATACGGACTTACTCAATAGTGTAACAACGTATAATAATACATATACTGACAATAAGATTGACATAAAAACACTCCCAAATGGAAAATCTGATTCTTATTCAATAAATGAAAAATTAACATTGACAAAAATATTGGACATAAAATCAGATAATAATGGAAATATAACAGAAATAACAGTATCTTCAAACGAATGCCATGAAAAAACTGTGCCTGAATTAAAAAAAATAAAATTTAACGGTAATATACAGTTAAACGAAAAGACAGCATATGATTTTTGCAATTTATTGACAACGTTTCCATATTCAAAAGTCTTAAAAAGCTATGCTTATATCTATAATCTATATGATTTGTATGATTTTTTACAAAACAGGGTTTCTGAATTAAATAAAAAATACAGAGATTTACAAGATGCCATAAATCAACGACAGGCGCAAGTAGAAATAGATGCATTACCATTTAAGCCAACCGTTGGAAACATATTTAAAATGTTAATGGCCCACTTGGAAACATTTATACACATTATCTATCAATGCAAAATAGACATTATTAATTCGGGTACTGACAGGAATGCGTCAAATCTTAACATAAACATTAAAGATACTGATGTATTGTCTACAAATATAGTTCCACCTTTCCCGTCTGTCTACACTAACGGTTCAAGTATAGAAAATAGTGGAGATACTGAAAATGATAAATTTGTTTTGGGATGGATAGGTGATTTTAGTGATAAATTTATAGAGGAAAAAGTTGTCAATAATTTATGGAAGGCAATAAAACGTGTAATAGATTCTAAGGCATCAGATGATGAAATTGTACAAGTAGAAAGACTTTTCCCTGTATTTCCATCGGATATAAATAATAATTATAATCCTTTTTCAAACACTGAAACGTTGGATATAAGTGCATTGGGTGGGTATTTGGCCATTAGGGCAGCACAGATATTTGGAATATTTTTTAATAGAAATTCCGAACTGACTGATGACTTTGTTGCAATGATTGGAAGAATGGATGCATATAGTTATTTCTCTTCAATTGGAACAATTGATTCATTGAATATAGAAGTAACAGACAGAACAGGAGGAAACAATTTATCATCTATTTTAAAAAGTATTGCATTATGCGAAACTTCTGCTGATTCATATGGGCTTACTTATCAAAACACAGGAAAAATAAGACACAAGTTTGAAAATGATTTAAATATTAATAAGAAATATAATAATAATGAAAGATGTCCTATTTTTGTACAATCTTCCAAATATGCTGACAGTTATGAATTTTGTAGATATACTGATAAAGACGGCGCGTCAATAGTGCCATCTTGTATAGATGATTTTTATCAATATAAACATGATATAAAGTATAATTACGATAAAGATACAAATAACACGTATTTTATTCCGAGAACAACAAAAGTTAACGATAAATACGTGGCAAAGGATTTTATATATAGCACAAATTTAAAATCTGTCATCAAAAACATAGATGATGATACAGATGAAGAGATAGACAAATCTGTTTTACTTAATAATTTTTACAACTATGATGAATTCAATATTATACAAGATAAATCACAAATAGATAAGGTAAAAGCAATATATGATAATATAAATACAGGCAATATTAATATTTCTGAATATTCAGGGACCGATGATTTAAGCAAAGTAACAGAAAAATATTGGTTTTTACAGGAAAGTACTTATTCTAAGTATTTTGACGGGTATTCAGATATGTTTACTACTACGGTTGATAAGTATGGATTTAATCCAAACAATTTATTTCCTGAACGTAGTACTGATATGAAATCGCCGAAATCATTAACAGATGCTTCTTGGGTAAAGAAAGATAATTTAAATTGTATAAAATACGGCAGTGACGGTGTATTATTATATACAATACCAAATACTTCATCAAGTGAGAATTTAAGTATTGAAAATTTAAGAATACATCAAATTAAAATATATTACAATGGATATAAAGCTCCGTTTAGTTTGTTTGGACATAATTTTTATTATATGCAGAATAATAAAAAGAATGGAGAAACAGAAGATGAATACAATAGTAGAAGCGTCAGATCAAAGGCGTTATTGTTCTTACACACTTTAAGATACAATTATTCAAATATACCTAATTTTTTAAATGCTTCAAAGAAAAATGGTGGAATAGAATACATACCACATGGATATACGCTATTATTGGGCGCGTTGTTATGGAGAAATAGATATATGTCAGAACATAAAGGAGATGACCCGATTATATATAAAGAAGGGTATTTATCTTATAAAATTCCTAAGGATAAAACTTTTTTCGTATATAGAGATGGTTCATATTATTTTTCTGTAATTGAATCAAATTATCCATATTTAAATTATAATGTTCCTGTTGCAAATATATTCGGAGGAAATTCAAATTCAGAATGGCTTCCTGATTACCCTGTTCAGAATGTACTTATTGAAGCATTTGAAACATTCTGCAAAAATGAATTTGTAACGATTATGAATAGTTGTGAATTAAAAAATAAAGCACAGAAGGCAGATAAATCTTTTCAAATTTCTAATTTTACAGGTAGAACATTTAGTGACAATTTTGTATCTTTTTTTGTAAAAAGGCTATATAAAGACAAATTTTCCATATCGAACATGATGTCTTATTATAGAAATAGAATAGATAATTTTTTTGGGAATTATAGATATTGTGTTTTATGGAACAATACTAAAACTTGTATTTCTCTAATGTTAAATGACAACAGTAATATACAATCTATATTAAGAGATTTATATTACTCTAAAAATATTATAATAGATAGCGTAGGAAGTAGAATTTATGAAAATATAAAGAATGAAAAAAACGTTTATGTCAAAAAAAGTGTATTTGATACATATTTAAATTCATTTTCTGAACAATTGAAAAAAATATCTGAAAGTAAATTAAATAATATCCCTGTTAATAACACAGAAAGTGATAAAGTAGGAAAGGAAAAATCAATAAAAATAGAGATTTACTATTATTTAAAAAATCTTTATGATAAGTGGATAATACAAATGAGTAAACCAAATTACTATTCAATAAATAATTTTTTTAAACAAAATTTTGTATTTGTTGATAAATTTTATAGGAATATATATAATTTACTCATATTGAATTGTGATAAATTTTACAATATTATAACAACGCGTTCAACTGATTTAAATGCCTCATTATTTTCTGTAATTAGTGACATAGTTAAAGAACATGAATGCCTTTTTGTGTCATTGGCGGACTACACGAGCTTTGGCAATAATGATATAAATAAAGACGTTGAAGTTCTCGAGGAGGTATTTAGACCTATTTCCTATGTAAACATGGGAGAAATGAGGGATGAAAACCATTTTGTTGTTATGTATACTGGCGGAAACTCGTCTGTAGCATACGATAATGATTATTATAAATCTGATGGGTTTGACATTAATGCACCTGATGATATACCTTCCCCTTTCAAAACAAAATCTGTAATATATAACGATTCAGATATTGAAACGAGATATGGATATAATGTCCCGTCATTTGGTGTGTCATTTGGACGTCAGAATCAATCTATTTTCAAGGATATTAAGGTAACAATGGACAACCCCGCAATGACAGAAATCGCTGCAATAAACCTTGAAAATGTGTCACAATTAGGTTCTGCGCATGACCATAGAGTTTCTTTTTATGGTCAAGACATTTTTAACATATATAAGAATTATTCTTACGAGTGTGAGGTTGAAATGATGGGTAATGCACAAATACAGCCATTAATGTATTTTCAGCTTCTTAATGTACCTATGTGGCATGGTGCTTATATGATAAAAAAAGTAACGCACAGCATAACGCCTGGTTCAATGACAACTACATTTGTTGGCCAAAAAATGTCCAAATATATACAGCCATTCTGTGATGGGTATTATATTCAGAATCCCGTATATGACACAATAGATCCGGAAAGTAAAACTGACGGAAGTAATTCATCAGGATATGAAACTGTTAATGGATTAGGAATAACAGAAAAATATGAGTCACCAAGTAAAGAAAGTGTTAGTAATACTATTGAAGAAAGCTGTAAATGTAATCCAAACAGTGCAGTTTTCTCTATTAAAGGAATAGAGCTTGACAAAAAGTTACAGCTTTTATTTAATACGTTAAGAGAGGAAATAAAACTTTTACCTGAAAATAAAGAAAAAGAAACATGGAACATATGCATATATAGTGCAGTAAGAGGGAAAGGCAGTAAGAGTGAACATGATTATAACGGAAAACACTCAAGAAATAATGGCGGAGTTTCTCCAAATGCAATTGATATACAAATAGTACCAATAAAAGACGGAAAAATGAAACCTCGTATAAAAGATTATAAAAAGGTGTTTAAGGTAATGGATATTCTTGCAACTAATCATAAAGATGATGTTGGACAAGTGATGTTTGAAGGTAAAAAAACCGGAGGATGGATTGATGGTTTCTATAAAAGAGATTATAATTGTCTTCATATATCATCATCAGGAAATAAACTGGCACTTTCTCCGTCTTTTATACTTTCCGACAGTAGTGCAGGAAAAAATTGTGCTAATAAAAAGGAAAATGTTTCGATTTATAGTAAAAACGTTCCTATCGAATATAAGCACATGGCATATAAATATTATTTAATAATGAATAATAAGAATGAATTTAGAAAAACATTTCCTTATTATTCGATGTTTTCAGATGAGCAATTAACTGAGCACTTTAGTAATTTAGCAAATAGTACATATTACACAAACAATTCTAAAGATATAACAGTAAGACGAAATAATCCAGGAAATTTAGAATGGCTAACTGGCGGAGATCAATGGTTAGGAGCTGATGAGAGCGGAAGATCATGGAGTCCAAGATTTACTGTATTTAAAAACATGACATATGGTCTTCGTGCATTATTCGTAAATATGAACACACAAATAACAAGACGTCATAATACGATTGCTAAATTAATTTATGTTTGGGCACCACCTCATGAAAATAATACAGAAGAATATATTAATAACGTTGCTAAACAAACAGGAAAAGACAGAGATAACTATGAATTAGTTTCTATTGTAAAAGATAAAAATACTAGTATAGCAATTGCAAGGGCGATAGCAATGATTGAAGGTGGCATAACTTTCACAGACGATGTAGTAAATACTGCTTATAGTATGGCTGTTCAGTATGTAAAATAATATTCGTATATTTGCAATGTTTTCAATATAAAAATAAACGTTATATGAAATATATAGCTAATTCAATAATACAGGATAAATCAAAATTACCATATCATAAATTAATAAATAATTGCAGTAAAAAAGACGATATAATATCTTCAATTCCTACAATTATAGTAGGGTATAAATACGCAAAAGAAAATATAGAAAATTTTAATATTCTTAAAAAATGGTATCCAGAACAAAATATATTTTGGACATTTGGTAAAACAGAAAGAAGAACTGAATATAATGATGATATAATTTACTTTTATGAATTTTGTATTAATTTAATAGAAAATAATAAAATCTATAAGTATTTTGACATATTGTCAGAAAATTTTAACGATATAAAAAAAATAATTAATTTGATTAAAGAAAGCAAAAGTGTAACAATCTATAATAATAGAGATAAATTTTTGTTTATACATGTATATAATTCAGACGTTATTTTAGGTATCTCATTAGATCTATGCGAATACGCAGGTATAAATAAGAAAAAAATATTATTTAAAATAAAGTCTATGAATAATATAAAAATGGTAAATAGTATTTTACATTTTGATAAATATATTAAGAAAGAAATATATAAAAAAGAATATTTAGTCCCTATATTTTATGAATACTTTAACAGTTAAATTACCATTAATTAATATTTATATAAAAATAATATTTTAATATGGTACAACGTTTTATTATAAAAAAGACTAAAAATAAGCATTTAAGAAGTGCATATATTAATAACAAATATAATAATAAAGATATGAAAAATAATGAAGAAGACATAAAAATGGTAGAAGATATTATTAACGGTGATTCTGCAAAAACTTTAAAAAGAAAAGTAAAGATAGAAAAGAAAGATAAAGGACTAATAGAAAGGACAGAAGACAGTACAATAGTTCTAACAGAGGATAATAAAAGATTATTAAACGATTAATATGTCTAATAAAAATGACAACTTATTGGAAAAATATAAGTTAGAAGATGTACAAAAACGTCTTCAAAAATTATGGGAATATACATTTATCACGTCTCCAAACACTCTTACAGAAGAAGGAGATGACGAAACAGGTGAAGATGGTAAAGATTCTCAACAGGCAAATAATGGTATGGGGCAAAACACGAATGATAATAGTGTGTCCAATCAACAGCAGGCGACTAACAACTCGACGCAAAATACATCAGATAATAGTATGCTTAATCAGCAACAAACTCAAGACTTTAATACACAAATGTCTAATCAAAATTTTGATGGTCAAGAACAGAATCAGGGAGATGAAAATTTTGATGACGTAACTGAAATGGAACCTGACGATGAAGTCATAGATGTAGATGAATTAGTCGATGCGCAAGAAGAACTTTCATATAAAATAGATGGCGTAGATGATAAATTGATAAAAATATCAAAAGTTATAGACAGACTAATACCTGCTATTGATAATAACAATGAAAGGATAGAAGACTTAAAAAGAGAATTTGAAAAAAGGAATCCAACAGAAGAGGAAAAAATGAATAAACGTATTAAGGATTCATATCCTTATAACCTAACAACTGGAGAAGCGGAGAAAGATGCAAAGGAAAAAGAATATGTTTTAAGAAAAGATGATTTAAACAAACCTATTAATGACTTATCAGTTTATAAAACGTTTGAAATACCAGACAAAATGTCAAAATATTTAGATTTATATTGATAATAAAGTAGTATATTTGCTTAGAAGTTTATTTAATAATATTTAATTTTAATTTCAATAATGGATGATTATGTAATAAATACCGATAGTAATTCAATAGACCAATATATAGAACATACAGTAAATGATAAAGGGAATAAAAAATTTAAATTTGATGAGAAGAATTATTTAAACACAAGACTGAATGAAAATGAAACACAAAAAGATATAAAGATAAGATTATTACCGCTTTCTGAAACTGACGGGAATATTTTTTTACCTATAAACGTGCACAATCTTAAGGTTAATCGAAAAGTATCAAATAGCGGATATAAATCTTTCATATGCTTAAATGACCCAAATTTACCTGGCCATGATTCAGACGGATGCCCAATATGTAATCAATCAAAGAAATTGTTTAAAGAAGCCAATGAAACGACAGATGAACAACAGAAGAAATTATTACTTAAAGCAGCATATGAGTTACAATGCAAAAAAGTTTATATTGCAAGAGTAATAGAAAGAGGAAAAGAAGACGAAGGGGTTAAATTTTGGAGATTTAACGATTTAAAAGGAATTGGTATTTATGACAAACTTATAAAACTTTATGTAAAGAGAAAAGAAGAATACAGAGATGCCGGAATTGAAAATTTTTCAATATTTGATTTAAAAAATGGGAAAGATATTATTATAACTCTTAAATTTGTTCAAGAAACTGGTAAGACGCAAATAGATATAATGGATGCTGGTGTAAATACACCTTTGTCAAAAGATATAAATTTGGCTAATAGTTGGATATGTGACAGTAAAAAATGGTATGAAATGTATAGACCTAAAAGCAGTGGATATTTAAATGTGATTTTGGATGGCGGTATACCATATTATGATGAAGATTCTATGAAGTGGATAAATATAGATAAAAAAGAAAACGAATAGAATGTTTTAAAGTAGCATATGTTAAACAATTAATAATATATTATTTTATGACCAAACAAGCAATAAAAAAGGGCGCAGGAATACGCCCTAAAATTAGTGAGATAAAAGGAAAATTAGGGCTAAACAAAATCAATGAAAAAGATTTAAGCAAATCAAGCGCTGATAAACCAATATCTTTTATACCAATGGGTGATGCATTTTGTAATGCTTTAAAAATAAGTGGTATTGCAGAGGGATATTGTACAGTTGCAACAGGTTGGAGTAATACAGGAAAATCAACAATGAAAAATATGCTCATTGCTTCATGCATGAAATTAGGAATACTTCCCGTAATATATGAAACTGAGCAAAATTTTGATTTTAAATATGCAATTGCATGTGGAATGAAAGCAACACCAATATACGGAGATGTGGAGATAGAGAAAATAGATACTGATACCGGAGAAATATATTATGAAACAGAGAATAGAATCGTTGACTATGATGGAGATTTTATTTATTTTGACAATAGTATATTGGCTGAAAAATATGGATACAATGATTATTCAACAGGAAAACCAACTAAACATAAACGAAAAATTGCCGTTATAGAGGATATTGCATGCTCTATAAAAGAAATATTAGATATGCAAGATAATGGAGAAATCCAGCAACCTATATGTTTTATATGGGACAGTGTTGGAAGTTTACCTTCATTTAAAAGTTATAATTCAAAAGTAGGGAATCCAATGTTTGACGCTGCTGCATTATCAGCCTCATTTAATACTATTCTAAATAATAGAATACCTGCTTCAAGAAGAGTTGATGCACCATACACAAACACATTTTTCTGTGTAAATAAAATTTGGAATGACAGCATGAATTCTATGAATGGTGTGCCAAGTATAGAACTTAAAGGAGGAAAATCTATCTTTTATTCCGCCCGACTAATTATACATTGTGGTGGACTTGCGAAATCTAGTGTTAAAAAGCTTACAGCTACTGCAAAAGGCCAAACATATCAATATGGTATAATTACTAAATTACGTTCCACAAAGTGCCAACTTCCTGAACCTTATAATGTAGTATATGAAGGAGAAGTAGCTTGTGTGCATAATGGAATGATACGGCCAGACGACGTAGAAAATTACAAGAAACTTTATATAAAAGACATATTAAAAAGAATTGAAGAAATGGGCGCAGAAAATATTAAAGAAGACGATATAACATTTGGGGAAGAAGAATCAATGGAAGAATAATTAATTGCTATTATAATGGTACAACCTATACCAAGAAAAATAATAAACAGCAATCCACAATTAGCTGAAAAAAAGTTTACTACTTTATTGATAGACGGTTCTAATTTGTTAGAGCTGTCTATCAGTGCTGATAGGAGATTGTCAAGTAATGGAAAAATAGTTGGTGGGATTTATCAATTTTTTTTACAGTTAAAAATAATGATTAAAAAAGCCAACTTTGAATATGCATATGTGTTTTGGGATGGAGAAAGGTCGGGTCAGCTGAGATTTAATTTACTTCCCGAGTATAAGTCAAATAGAGATAAAAACTATGACGATTCTGAATTATCTGATTATATGAAAGAAGTAAATAAGAGAATAAGCTACATGAAAAATAAATTTTCATCTAGTAAAATAGAAGATAAAAAAACTGAGAAGGAAATATTTTTTGAACAAAGAACTGTTATTATGGATTCTCTTGAAGAATTATTTATAAGACAGTGCATGTGTGATGAAGTAGAAGCAGACGATTTGATTGCTTATTACGTAGCCAATAAGAAAAATAATGAAAGAATTGTGATAATGTCAAACGACAGAGATTTAACACAACTTATTAGTGATGATGTTATCGTATATCTACAAGATATGAAAAAGTTCATCAACACTAAAAATCATACTTCAGAAATTGGCTATAATTATCAAAATGTTCTTTTAAAGAAAGTGTTATGTGGAGACGCCTCTGATAATATAAAAGGAATAAAATTATTTGGGGAGAAAACATTATTTAATAACTTTTCTGATATTAAAACAAGAAAAGTTACGCTAGAAGAAGTAATTTTTAAGGCTAAAAAAATAAATAATGATAGAATTTCAGAAAAGAAGAAGCCTTTACAATGGGCAAAAAACATAGTTGAAATAATAACTGATAGTTCAGCAGGAACTAAATTATATGAAATAAATAAAAAAATTATAGATTTAAAAAATCCATTACTAACAAAGGACGCAGAATGTTTGATGCACGACATAATGTATACTCCATTAGATCCAGACGGTAGAAGCTTAACAAATTTGTATAATATTTTAACCAAATATGGAGTTGAAGATTTTTCTGACGAGAATACGTTTAGTAATTTTTTTATTGATTTCCAATATATAATCGAAAAAGAAAAAAGAAGAAATTTGAATGTGTAAAAAATAAAAGTAGTATATTTGCCAGTAGAATATCATATTGTTTAATATTTAATTTAATTATAATGGAACAGCAAGAAGTAAAAAAAGAAGTAGCTTTACAAAATGAGTTATACAAAGACAGATTTCAATTTATTTTATCGTTAGATGATTTCATCATTTGTCAAAGATATTTTAGAATTAATGGTTTTTCAAAATCATATTTGGAAAGTTATGAATTAAAGGAAACAATAGATGACATAGTAGATTTAATTAAAAATGATTTGACATCAAAAAGTAGGGTTTATCAATGGTATACAAGAAATTCTCCAATACGATTAACAGGATTTTCGTATGAA